GTAGCATGGAAGTTACGCATGGCTGCAGCAGGATTAACACTGCGTCCTGACCTACTGTTGGCTGCAAGTGCAGCGAGAGACAACAAGTTAGAGATGGATAAGTTAGTTGAAGATGCAATGGAAGCAGCAGGTGCAACAGCACAGGCTACTATAGGTACAGCCATACACACACTGACAGAGAAGCACGACAGGGGCGAAGACCTTGGCGTGATACCAGAAGATTATGTTGCAGACATACAGGCATACGCTGATGCAACTAAACACTTTAACAATGTATTCATTGAACAGTTTTGTGTGTTAGATAAGTACAAGATTGCTGGCACACCTGACCGCATAGTTGAATATAAAGGTGAGTTGTTTATCTCTGACCTAAAGACAGGCAGTATCTCGTATCCAAACAAGATTGCTATGCAGTTAGCCGTGTATGCGCACGGCCTGCCGTATGACCCTGCCACGGCAGTCCGTGGTAGTTGGGGTGGTGTCAACCAAGATAAGGGAATCATTGTCCATCTACCAGCAGGTAGTGGTAAATGTGAACTGCATTTTGTTGACATCAAACAAGGTTGGAAAGGTATAGAGTTAGCAATGAAAGTCCGTACCTTTAGAGATGGAAAAAAATCCCTAGTAACATCTATTCAAGGAGAATAAATGGCAAGTACCGAAGCACCTATCAGCATCACAGTTAAGACAGCAGCAGGTTCTCTTGTTACTGTTCGCGCCGAGAACGGCGAAGAACTAGACCAAGTAGTAGCCCTATCACTAGCATCACTAGCATCAGCAGTGCATGAGTTAGAAGCAGCAGTCAAGCCTACTAACACAGCAGTACCACCTAACCCACAGATGGCAGCAATTGTCACATCATTCGGTGCAACAGAAGTAGCACCATTTGTTCCAGCAGCATACACTAATGTAACTGATGGTCAGCGTGTATGTCCTCACGGTACAATGACACGCATTCATGGACTAACAGGTAAGTTCGGTCCATACAAAGGTCACTTCTGTCCCGCTAAACAAGGTGACATGACCAAGTGTACTACTCAGTACATCAAGCAGAATCAACCAGAATGGAATACTTTCCAAGCCGACCAAACAAAAGCGTAAATGAAAACATTACGCCGTAGTATTGGCAAGCCTGAGGTAGGTGGGGAGCCGTTAGCCCCACCATTTCAGGCGTTCCAAAGAGAAGGTATGATACTAAGACGAGCAGAGGTAACTGTAATTGCAGGTACACCTGGCGCAGGCAAGTCATCTATTGCATTACATATCGCAGCAAGACTAAAACAACCTACATTATATTTCTCTGCTGATACTAATGCACACACAATGGCTATGCGATTGCTTGCTATGAAAGCAAAGATGAGTCAAGCACATTCAGAATATATGCTTAAGACAGAACCAACCAAAGCAGAAGAACTCTTACGAGAGTTCTCTAATTTGTATTGGTCATTTGAACCTAGCCCTACACTCAAAGATTTAGATGATGAGGTATCAGCATTTGAAACTATGTGGGGTAGAAGCCCAACACTTATTGTTGTAGATAACCTTATGGACATAGCAATAGATGGACATGAAGAGTTTGCTGGCATGCGACAAGTAATGAAAGAACTCAAGTATCTTGCAAGAGATACCAATGCATGTGTGCTAGTACTACATCATACTAAAGAAGGTGCACTAGGTTATCCATGTCAGCCACGCTCAGCGTTGCAAGGCATGGTATCTCAGATACCAGCAATGGTATTGACAGTAGGACAAATGATTCAAGGACAAGACATATACTTATGTGTAGCCCCTGTTAAAAATCGTTATGGTAAAGCAGACCATAGCGGTCAAACATATGTATCCCTATCATTTGACCCAGCCTCCATGTACTTAGAAGATATAGTAAGAGACTACAGACAAGTAGAGATGAAAGTATGAACACATTAGATAAGATTCTAAATAGTTTAGAAGTAATAATTGACGGACATCCTGCACCAGTAGAACGTTGCGGTTGTAATGATTGTATTACTTGGTTAAACTTAATAGAGAAGAGTATGTAGTGGGCAGTGCAGCAAAAGCCAAAGGTTCAGGGGCAGAGCGAGATGTAGTTAAGTATCTCAAGCAATGGTTCCCTTATGTAGACAGACGCTTGGCTGGTGCAACCCTAGACAAAGGTGACATCTCAGGTATACCTGGAGTTACAATAGAAATAAAGAACCACGCTAAGATGGACTTAGCAGGCTGGACAGAAGAGTTGATAGTCGAGATGGCTAACGACAAAGCATGGACAGGCGTAGTGTGGCACAAACGTAAGGGTAGGGGAAGCCCTGAGGATTGGTACTGCACTATGCCTGGCTATGTGTATGTAGATTTACTAAGGAGAGCACTTGGACAAACCACAGATTGAAGAGTATCTTAATTACATAGGCGCCACCACACCTCCTATGGGTAGTGGTTGGCGCAAGATGAAGTGTCCGTTTCATATAGATTCACATGCAAGTGCAGCAGTAAACTATGACAAAGGAGCATTCATATGTCATGGTTGTGGAGTTAAAGGTGATGTGTACTCACTCATAATGTATAAAGAAGGAGGCGATTTCCGTGAGGCTATCAAGTTCGCAGCGTCAGTTCTTACTACTGGCGACACAGCAATACGCGGCAAGGCTAGAACTAGCAACAGAGTATCTATCAAGCCGTCATCTGTCGGTAGAAGAGGCAAGCATCTTTCATCTGGGAGTGGTCGAAGACCCAATGCCAGGCCATGAGCCATATAAAAACAGACTGGCTATCCCATATATCACGCCATCAGGCGTGGTAGATATTAGATTCAGAGCACTGACACCAGAACAAGAGCCTAAGTATCTAGGCTTAGTAGGTAGCAAAACAACCATGTTTAATACACAGGCATTGTTTGCAGCCAATAAATATATATGTGTCACCGAAGGTGAGTTCGATTGCATTATGATGTCAGTCAAGACACCGCACCCAACAGTAGGTATACCAGGGGCTAACAACTGGAAGCCACACTATGTTAAACTATTAGATGACTTTGAAACAGTGATAGTATTGGCAGATGGAGACGCAGCAGGGCTAGAGTTCGGCAAGAAGATAAGCAGAGAACTAGGCAATGTCAACATCATCAGCATGCCTGATGGTGAAGATGTAAACAGCATGATAATCAAGAAGGGGAGCAACTGGATACATGAGCGAATCGAACAATGTATTTCCACCATTGGATAATACTTTTTGGGAACATCTTAAACACTTAGAGTTCTCTATTGGTATACCAATCTCAGAGACCAAGATGCTAAACATCTTAGGGGCACTAGAAGATATATATGTTGCACTCAGTAATGACGATATAGAAGAAGCAACCCATTGCCTTACAGCATTAGGTGCACTGTTAGTAGCATCCAAGTATGACAAGGCAGATGAAGTATGGGAAGAGTTAGTAGTTAAAGAAGCAATGCACAACTTCGACAAACACTTAAGGGAAGTAATAGATGAAGACCAGTGATGATGTAGATGTAATCCTACATGAACTAGCAAAGATTATGTACAGAAAGCATAAAGATTATGGCCCTAAGAACATAGCAGAAGCACCTGGCGGTCCCATGAATGGATTACGTGTGCGTATGTACGACAAACTTGCACGCCTTAACAACCTTATAGATACAGGCGACACGCCGAACTATGAAAGTATCGAAGATACTCTCATTGACCTAGCAAACTATGCCATAATAGGCCTACTAGTCCAACGCGGACAGTGGGAAGGCGTACCTAATGGCGCAGCGAAGCAGACGGATAGTAGTCCTAAGTGACTTACAAATTCCGTACCAAGACAACCGAATAGTAGACGCAACACTAGCCTTTATTAAAGACTATAAACCAGATGAACTGTGGTGTGTTGGAGACGAACTAGATGCACCCGAACCTAGTCGTTGGAACAAAGGTATGGCGGGTGAGTATGCAGAAACATTACAAGACAGTATAGATTTAACGTACGAAACAATGGCTAGTTACCGTAAAGTATTAGGTAACAAGCCATTTGTCATTCAACGCAGCAATCATACTGACCGCATTGATACATACATACGCAAGTATGCACCAGCATTTCAATCACTTGATTCATTAAAGATTGAAACGCTATTAGGTTATGACAAGTTAGGCATCA